GGACCAGTCATGCGCCGGACCGAGCCCAATCTCGCGCTCGTCTTCCGACTTCTTTTCGTGATACCAGCCCAGCGCATCCCTGCCAGCTTCCGTGGTATCGGCATGGAACCAGATGCGGGGGAAGAGGCGGCGGCCGCACTCAATCCGCATCTTCGCCGCCCCGGCGCCCTGGTTGGGGATCACCCGGACGCTAAACTCAGCATCCCTAAGCGCGCTCTCGTAGGAGACGCTGAACACCTTGTCGTTCTGCGCCCCGTCATGGGGCAGGATGCACTCCGCCTTGCCCCAGCCTCGCTCACGAAGCCATTGCACATGCGCGGCCAGCGGCTGGCCTACAGCCTCGTAATAGTCCAGCACGCGAATCTCGCGGCCGACGAACTGTGCGATCCAGATGGCACAAGCATCCGCCTTGGCGCCCGTGCCGCCAATGTCCCAGATAGCGTATGTCGCCATGAGCGGGTCTTGCGCGACCCGTGTAATCCGCCCCTGCGCCTTGGCGTCAGACAGAGCCTTGGCGTAATAGGCGCCGTCCACGACGCTCACGAAGTCGCCCTCCCAGACATGCTCGTACTGGTCCGGCCGCTTTTCCTTGTCTTCGAGGCGGGTTTTGTTGAGGATCGAAGGAAACCACGGATTGTCCCGCCAGTTCAGCTCAACAATCTTGGCGCCTTCCGGCGGGTTCAGCCTGAACCGTTTGTGCGTGGCGCTCTTCTTGCGCTCCGGGTTCCATGTGACCCAGATTTCAGACCCTTCCTCGCGGACAGTCGGAATCGCCTTAGACCATGCCGTTTCCGATACCGGCTCAGCTTCGTCTACCCACAAGAGCCGGATGCGCGCCTTGGACTTGATGCTGTCCAGATTGCGGCGCAGACCGATGAAGGCATATTCAATCCGCCCGTCCTTGGTGCGGACATACTTCTCGCCAACATCATAGTAGGCGGCCAGCCAAGGCTCAGACGCGATAGCAGCCTTGACCTCTGCCAAGGAGCTTTCGTCCAGCGAGTTCATGAACTCACGGCCACAGACAATGACACCGCCCATATTGGCCTGAGAGAAGCGCACGCCCCACACCGCCGACATCTTGGCGAATGAGCGCGTCTTGGCTGACCCGCGCCCACCATACGCCCCCCGGTACATGGCCTGCCCCTCGAATACAGGGACCAGCTTTACCGGGAGCTCAATCTCCGGCGTCATGCTTCGGATAGGCCGCGCGGATCACAATCTCATGCGCGAGGGTCAGAGGGGCATCGCTGTCGCCGCCAACGGGCTGGGTGGCCTTACCGTCTGTACGGTCGGCAACCTCCTTGATGGCCTGCATATCGCCCGCAACCGCCATCTCGACCAGCTTCTCGGCTATCTGCGCCAGCTTGGTCTTGTCGCCGTCCGTGCGATTGACAGCAAGCCTTACCGCTGCCTTGAATTGCTTGCCGTTATTCCCGGTCGGGTTACTGACGGCACCAGCCTCAAAGGGCATTACCTGTCGTTCCTAACATGTTGAGATTATTAACGCGCTGAACCTTCCGCCACGACCATCTGCGGAAGCCGTGCATGATGCGGTTATGGCGCGTGGTGAATGAGATGGCTCGGAGATGTGCCGGGTTAAGGCGGCGAGGAAACATCCTAGCCGGTCATGTCCAGGGGCTTAATGCTCGGGGTTGCCATTATGCTGCCGCACTATGGTCTGAGATGAACAGAGTGTCCCTGCGCTTCAGGCTGGGATCGGGGACAAACGTGTACCCCCTCCCCCAGGCGCTCTTGATGCTGCAGCCGAGTCCGGCTTCCCTCAGCTTCTTACGGATTTTGCATATGTGAACTTTAATGATTTCAGGCTGGGGCTGGTCGCATTCAAGGCGGTGGGAATAGGCCGCCGCATACATGCCGTCATACGATGCGCCGTTGTCGCCTCTGCCTACGATATAGGCCAGGATAGCATATTCTGCCGGGGTGAAATTAATGGCCCGGAACTCTGGCATGGCTGCGAGCCCGCCACCCATCCCTGCTCCCATGTCCAAGCTGTTGGCGTATTTGAGGGCTTCAATCTCTCCCGTCATTTTGTCCATGTGGGCAGAGATTTTGTCCACCATCCTAACACCCTGAGGGCCTAGAACAGCCTTCAAGTCTTTGAGGATGTTGGAAACCTCCTCAGCGTGGTTCATTTTGAAGTCCCCTCAGAGATCAAAATCATCATCGTGATAGTCGGCATTGCTGGCTGCCCAGATAAAGGCGGCGAGAACACCTATGATCAGGACGAATGTGGTTAGGCCGTGGGCTGTCATGGATGACTCCCGGCGTATGGGTAAGCCTGTCCACGCTCGGAGCTGGCCTAGTGGCTAGGGCGCTATGGCTGCGTGTGCCAGACGGCACGAACAGGCTATTCGGGTGTTAGGTGTTCAGCAGACCGGGCGCTAATCCGGCGTTTCACTATAGGCGCAGCGGATGTGGGACGTATTGCCCAGTGATCGGCCGCTCGCAAAAGCGTTGGCGTCCCAACCGCGTGTCTGCTTTCCACGCCGCCGCTGAATCAATAAGCCCGCGCGTGGCGGGCCATGTCTCTGGCGCACTGCGCCGTATCGCAGAATTTATCTCAGGTTTTTAAAGCCCCATCAAGACACTGCCGGAGGCAAATCATAGCGAGTTGGAGTTTATGCAATCTTTCAGCCTGATGTTTCATGCGGGCGCGATAGACTTGATTAGCCAACGCGTGGCATTTGTGGCAGTTGCGCTGGCCATGTCGTGCCGGTTCACCACATCTGCATAGTTTTACCGCCTCCTGTTTCATGGTGACAATCGTGAAACAGTCGCCGCTCACTTCCGCCCCCCTGTAAACGCCTCGATCAGCGCATCAAGGCTCTCGCAGAAGCGGGGCCAGACCGCGAACTTGTAGCTGGGCTGGACAAGCCTGACGCCTTCCGATGCCATCATGCCCTCACCACAGATGGCTTTGATGATTATCGCATCGCGCTGTCCCAACGGGCGCTTGTACGGATGCGGCCCACGGCCTTCCAGAGCCTCCAGATCGCGCATGGCGTCTATCTGGCTAGCAGCCAGCGACCCGGCAGAAACCGCCCCACCAGCCACGCTAAGGCCCTGTGACGAGTCTTTCCCGGTCGGGAAGCGGCGATGCCATAGGCTATGGAAGTCGCTCCACGCCTTTGCCCGCATCTTGGCTGAGTGCTTCTCGGTCCCGTGATCTAAGCGGCCTTGGTTCAAGGCCCGGTCCCAATCGAACAGGGCGCGATAGCCTTTCTCGGCACCGGCCACCTTGGATATGGTGCGGTCACGGATGAATCTATCGGATATGACGGCCGGTCCCACTACCTCTGTCTCTGTGCGTGCGGGTTTGGTCATGGCAACCCCCTCCGGGCTTCATTGACTGCGCACGCGAACATGGCTAGCAAGGCGGCGCCAGCGTTATGAATGGTGACCCCGCCCAACGCCCAATAAAATGCGGCCCACAGCGCCAGACCGGTTACAAACAGCGCGAACTTCGCCATCCTACCCCTCCCCCTGCTTGTGGGGTGGCGGGGGAAGGGGCATCCAGTGGGTGGGCGCGCTGGGTAGACCATAAATCGCCCCAATGTAGAAATGTGATGAGTACCCTTCCGTGTCGGCGCTCCCATCCTCCATGAAGGAAATCTCCCATCCGCCATGATTCCACCAGCCAATTACGACCTGAATTTCTTTCCACGGCAGGTAGGATTCCAGTTCATTAGAATGAATGGGCTTTGCCAACGAGAGCAAAACCGGGCTCCCGTTCCTCGGCGCTGTGCTGATGTCTTGCCAGTCCATGGCTATTCCCCCTTCGCTGCTTCAAATGCCGATAGAAGCGCCGCATACGGAGTTGCTCCATCCACTCCTGACGGGCCATGCACCTCATCCCCCATAAATTCACACGGGCTTTTGACAACAGCGGCGCCGTAATGCTGGCCAGAATAACGCGCCAACGCCCAATCGAAGCCAGCCGCTTCTACTTGAGCGATCAATTCATCTAAATTCCCCATATCTATTCCCCCTGCTTGTCAGGATCATCTTGGGAGCGGATGGCGTTGTATGCGAGCACGACCCCATTTCTCTCGGCCGATTTATCCCAGCCGTTTCCAGACAGGGGCCCTTTTACAATCAGGCCATCTACAATCCTCGCATCCCGCTCTCTCTGTTCAGCGCGGGCTTCGGATATGGCGCGGGACATGGCGGCGAGAACGGAGCGCTCATGCGCTTCTGTATCGAATGGCAGGCCAATTCCCGCCATATGCGCCTCTCTCCCCAAAATCTCCCGCATCCTTGCCTCGTCCAGCGGGGCGGATGGTGTTACACCTACATTACCTTTAAATGCTGATTTGACCTTTTTCTGCTCAGCCGCTGCTTCTTTGCTCGCACCACGCAAACCTGAAGACGTAAAATTACCTTGGTCATTATTCATTAATTGTCCTCCTGTGCGGCAGCGGAGAGGGCAGCGCACAACGCAGCGTGCATAGCCCCTAAGTATCCATGATGTCCGTTATGGTAGGCCTCGTTAGCGGCTCGCACCATTTCATCAGTAGGCCACTTTGGCACCATCACCATATCACCAACGGGTGGGGTAGTGAGGCATTCAAGAAGATCAGCGGCGTCGAGTAACTTATCTTGGTGCGGCGTCGCGCCATTCTGTCCGCAGATGCTATTCGCGGCATCACGTATCCACCACACCAGTTCTGCTATCTCCTGCCTGTCGGTATGGGTCATGGGTCAGACCTTTCCTATTTCGTGATAAACCCAAACGCCAACCGGATCGGGCCAGCCCATCTGTGAGATGCGCGGGTCTTGTGGTGGATCGGGCCGCTTTATCATCACGGCATAGCCGACGAGTTTTCCATTATCCCGCCTTATGTAATCGACCCGCGCCATCCCTCTACTCCTCCAATCTAAGAACGCCTGCGGATTGCAGGGCGGTTAAATTACCAGACATAGAATCGTCAAAAGACTTCCAGTTGCGGCCCCCAAAGCCCATATCCACACCGCTTGCTCTCTGGTCATTCCGCTGCCTCCCTCGCCGCGCGATAGGCGCTAGGGTCGTTCGAGATGCGACGCGTCCCTGATTTCCACCCGACTAAGACGCGGATTTTCTTCACAACACTCAGATAGTCCTTCGCCGCCTGCACCGTCATAGGCGGGAATGGCGTCGGGACCGTCAGACCTTCCGGCTCGGAGTGTGCGCCAGCATATTCTCGCCGCCAACTAATCCACGCCGACCATTCGAGCGGATTCTCCTGGCGATTGATGCCCTCCCAATCTCGGGTCGCATCGTCAATCTCAATTTCCAAATCACTCCGCTGCTTTGCCATAAGCTGCCTCCATTGCCTTGCGTTGGGCTTCCTGTTCCTCCGGGCTGTTGAATGCCGTCGGACGAATTACCTTCGCGCCAGTCCCCAACTCGTCCTCCCACCGGCGCTGCGAAAGCCACGTTGCCGGGTGGACAGTGAATTTCTCATCTTCACCATGCCGCGTTGAGGCGTAGGCTCGCATGGCCGCTATGATCCGGTCGGCGTCAGCCCCGGCACGGACGGCAGCAGAAAATTTCTCCTCTGCCTTTCCCTTCCCAATCTTTCGCGGACAAACCGACCAAAAATCTTCGAAGCGCGTCAGCGCGAGATTCTTCCCTTCCCTTTCCCTTCCTGTTCCCTTCCCTTCCCTTCCCTTCCACACATGCGTGCACATGCGCGCATATGCGTTGCATGTCATCCATGCTGAATCCGTCCTTTGCGAGATCAGCGAGTAGATCAGTACCCTGCACGGGGCGCGCAGAATTACATGGCCGGCACATAACCCTGAGGTTTGCAGGCGCGTGTGTTCCACCAATGGACCGAGGGAATATATGATCTATTGTAAGGTCTTTTTCAGAGTTACAACGGCAACAAGTTTCGCCATCCCTAGCCAAAATTCGCTGTCTTAAGGCTGGCGCGATATTTTCACCAACGTACTCATGTGCATACACGTGCACTGCAGGTAATTCACCGGCGCGACAGGATGGAGGTTCTGGTAAGCGAGACTGTGCCTCACGCAGATTTATTACTTGGTGACTCCTCCACGAAGGAATATATCCAAATGACCCCTCTGGCGTTTCGTACCTAACAACGAACCCGTGCGATCCAAGAGCATTGAGGATTGCAGAAAAATCCACATCATCGTGCGGCAGGACATCTAATTTCAGGGTCCTCGGCTTCCACGAAAAGCGCCCCTCCCTATCAGCGCAGCACCACAAGCCTGCGAACGCTAACCTTAATGGTAGTCCAGAGGATCGCTCGGCCTCGTAAAGGCCCTCATGTCGGAAAAATTCCGGCTTAACGGTGCGGA